AGATCACGGTCCAGTGCTTTGCCTGCTGTCATGATAGCACGCATGGAAGGCATAACATCTAGGTTCTTGACAGCATTGATAAGCTCTAGGCGTAGGTCATTGTTAGGAGAGAACTTGTACTTCTCTTCCAAGTGGTTAAACATAAAAGTAAAGTATCGGTCTACTGATTCTTCCCAGTGTTCACGGCGATTCTTCTCAGGTAGGAACCTGCTGTAACGACTCTTTGCAATAAACTGTTGATAGTAATCCATATATTTTATTCTTCCCAGTTAACTAAGTTTTGTAATCTGTCTGCTTGGTCTTCTATTATATCGTCAAATCTTTCTACTATATCCTCAGACCTTAACGCTAGTTCTTCAACTAATGTTATCTCATCCCATCTCTTAAGTCTTTCCTTGATCTCTTCTAATGTTAGGGTCATATATTATATCACACCTTGTAGTACTTGTCACCAACTTTATCATAATTTTCTATTAAGAACTCAAGATAATGTTTGGCCTTCTCAAGGTCTTGCTTGCCTGCCTTCTTGCGATGACGGGCTACATACTTGATTACATTACAGGCCCAAGGATCTAAGCCCCAGTCGAGGAAGACATCCCAAGGTTCGATGTTAGACTTGTAATGATCGCCTCCAATCTGCTTAGACTTGATGTAGTCACCCAGTGTCTTGACATCTACACTGGTGGCTCTGTCAAATGCTTGGTCTACATTGTGTAGATTGATTGGGTCCATAGTATTGCGATAAGCCACATACCAATCATTAGGACTTGCGTTATCAATGCTCATACTTCTTCCTTAAGTAGTTAAGACTAACTGGCATCTCATCAAAGCTACCGTTGTTAACCTCATGCAACATCCAGATACCACGCCAGTACTTGTTACCTTGACTACCTAGATAGTCCTCGTCATGCAGGTAGCAACAGCCACTAAACAAACCAGTAATCTGTGAACCATCAGCACGATTAGCATAAGCTATCTGTCTGTTCTGCACATGACCCATCACTGCAGACATATGCTTCTTAGACAGCAGTGCAGCAGCAGAAGTTACAGCACGCCCCATAACGCCAGAAGTAAAATAATGAGCATACACAACACCATCAATGACAATAGGTTCAAGGTACGGTATAACTTCCCAACCACAATGTTCGTAGTTAAGGTCGCTGAGACCAATAGTTCCATCCAGTTTAGGGTCTCCTTCGATAGCTCTGGAAATTCTTTCTTCATGATTTCCAAGAGTGAGTACCATTCTTGGTTTGTATTGTTTCTCCTTGTTCCGCTTTGCTCGTTCATTGTATTCCTTGATTGGTGCTAGCAACATCTCCATTGCTTTGTTAGTAACATCGATGTCAGTCTTGTAGCGTCTGCCTTCAAAACACTTACGGCCTACATCGTAGCTCGACAGGCTAGGCATATCAGCAAAGTCCCCAATCTGTACAATCACATCAGGCTTCTTCTCTGCAAGGTACTTACCTACCCATGTCAGATAACTAAGATCAACACCGTCCTTAACTTGGCAGTCAGGGATTATGGCATGAACAGTCATTGTGCGTCCTTGTCTTCGTTGTCTAAGGGTTCTACTTTAACAGTAGCGATGTACTGCTCTGGGCCAATGGTCTCAAACAAACCATCAGTCTCCATACCATAAGGGTCTTTGATTACAACACGCTCCATCACGCCGCTGTAACCAGAGGTCTCTAAGAACTTACAGAACTCATAGAGTATCTTAGGCCATGCAACAAAGTCTGCAAAGTAGTGACGAACCTTGACAGTAGAAGCCTCTGGATATTCTGTAGGCTCTCCTTCTTGAAACTCAGAATCATAAATGAATCGATAAACTTTACTCATACTTACTCCTTAATAGGTTAAAGAAATACTCTGCATCTACCACAGCCAAGGGCTTATCTCTGTTTTGTTTGATGATGCAAACAGGTTCGTATCCTCCTGCGTTTCCTCTAGCTTGTTCGTAATAACCGTATACTGAGATAGCTGCTCTGGACTTGCATTCCAAACTAATTGGCAAGACCCGTCTGGCTGCTGGACTTAGTAACAGATCCTCCCCTGACACGCCCATACTAACTGAGCGAACATCGTCTGGCTCCAGATTGAACTTGGCTAGTATTAGATCTCTTACCCACTTTTGCAGGTGTCTTCCTTTGGACTTGGCGCTGCTCGGTTTCAAGTGTTACATCCTTTCTTACTTTAATCCACTGCTTAGGTAGATGCATACGGGCATTGCTGTTGTCCATAGAGACTGTATTAGCGATGCATAGTGCGTCATCTGTCTCATCAATAATCCAGCCAATGCTGTGACAAAGGTGAACTTCTGCTTTAACATCCTCTTGCCATTCCACATCTGCTACTGCGTCAACCCATTGGATGTACTGCAAAGGGCAGGTGACCAAATCTGGTTTTCGTTTCTTCGTATCCATAACAATTGTCCATTCTCCAAGACTCTAGTTTCATCGTTGTCGTATGCTTCTAATACTGCGGTGTACATATCGGCTTCGGTAACACAGTCCTCTAGAATCTTTGCCGCCTTCTTTGGACCTATTCCTTTTAGACCTATAATGTTATCAACCCTATCGCCAGTCAGTAGTTGCGTATAGAAATGTTTGATAGCTTGTTGGTCATCGATCAGGTACTTCGTATCCTTAATAAAGTTGTAGTGCCAACCACGAATCATATCAAGGTCTTTGTCGATAGACATGATTATATATTCCTCAATGTCTCCAATCTCATAAGCCTTGATACCAATAGCGTCATCAGCTTCTTGTCCGTTTACTACTTCACAGCCCCATGCTTTCTCAAGATACTCTCGAATCAAACCATAATGTTTAGGCTTAGTGCCAACTCGATTACCTTTGTATGGTGCTGTTACTGCGATGTCCTTTCGGTAGTTGTCAGAACCAGTGAGATAACCTTGGTAGTCTCCTACCCAAGGCTTCATCACTAGCTCTTCCATAAACTCAGCACATCGTGCCAAGCACAGTTTGTCATTAACATCTTCGGAAGCGAATCCAATTCTGTAAGTGACGATGTCGGCATCGATGAGTGCTAACATTACTTCTTCAGAAACGCAGCCATAGCTTCGAGTGCCTGTGCTGCTTGCTTCTTACTGGAGAACTCGTTGTCGTTGATAGTTACAGAACCATCAGATGACACAGAGAACTTGAAGAAGTCTGAACCCCATAGTGTTTGGTTAAGGCCATCAACTTCTACCTCGAACACAGATTCTACAGGCGACACCTTGAAGTTAAACTTAGGTGACGGGGATGTTACTTTCTTTGCTGTCATATTATATCCTTTAGATAGTTATCTATTTATAGTGCGCTGTCATCAGCAGTAGAATCTGCACCTGCGTACTCAATCAGCTTGGTGACAGTCAGCTTGTTGATGCCTGCACTAACTCCGCTCTTACCATTCTTGTTGTAAGCATAAGGTTTGATGAGTGCAATGCCTCGTGATCCATTGGCTACCTTGCACGTAACCTTGTTACCCTCTGCATCAACAGTGGTGATAGGATAGTTCTTAGACTTAGCAGTAATGAAAAAACCTTTTTCTTCTTTATTGCGAACTGAGATACCAACTTCTTCCAGTGCCTTGATAGCAGGCTTGGATAGGTTGCATAGGTCTACCTGATACTTGCCCGACATCTGGTTAGGGGTATCAAGAAATGCCCACATTAAATCAGCTTCAATCTTAAGAGGTTTCAAATCCATAATAATGTTCTCCTGAACAAGTTAAGTTAAAAGTTACAGCTACCATAATATTATAGCACATCAGTGTAGTTTGTCAATATCCTCCTGTTTCACCTTATGAAATGTTGCCATCATCAGGGCGGTACTGAAGATGGACTGTAGTTCATCCATGTCCTGTACCGAAGTCTTCATATGGATGGTCTTGTCCTTGCGTACACAAAGGAGGACAACATCTTCCATCCCTTCCCAGAACTCATCTGTCCTATCTAGTGGGTGCTTGCCCATGTTCTTCCTTTCTTGTACTCACCATCCAAAGGGCATCGTAACTTCAATACTTTACCCGCTTCCCTGATACTCTGTACTGCGAGGATGCCTACCATATCTGCCTCATCCTCAAGGCATTCTATCTGCCACTCGTCATGCACGTTGGCTACGAAGTGTGCGTCAAGCTGGGTCTTCCTAAGCTTCTCATCCAACAGGACAAGAGCCTGCTTCATTACTATTGCACCAGCACTCTGAAGCAATGTGTTGAGTGCGCTGTGCTGGGAACGGATCTGTAACCTGCGTCCATCAAGACCTTCAATCGTCCCTCCCGCTGATAGGTTTTCAACCTTGGTCCTAAGCTTTTGTAAGCTTGGCGTGTTCCGAAGAAAAGAACTCGTGAGGTCTTTGCCTTCTTTAAATCCACCACCAACAATCGCCCCGATTTTGGCAGGCCCTGCACCATAGAGCAAGGCATAGATAAAAGTCTTGGCCTGCGCCCTTGTAGCAAGACCTGCAGCCCTCTGGTTTTTCGTGTGGACATCAGTTCCCAACTCTTGCGATCCTTCTGTAACAGTCTTGACATACTCCTGATCCTTCATGTAATGAGCAAGCATCCTAAGTTCTAAGGCACTAGCGTCTGCGCCCACCAATAGATAGTTATCTATTACTGTCCAACAATCTCTGCACTCGTGTCCCCAAGGACTACTACTGCTGGGAACCTGCGCCATGTTAGGACTGTGATGTGTCATTCGTCCCGTGACTGCTCCGTTGGTGATGACCTTACCGTGAACCCGTCCGTCTTCAGATACAGCAGTAAGCCACGACTTAACCTGAGCCACCCGTTTTTGAATGAGTAGGTACTCGGCAATAAGCTTTGCTTCTGGTATATCAACTCCATCCAAGACTGATTCATCTACTATCACTGCTCCTTTCTCGGTATGCTTGTTGGGTTTCCAGCCCTTGCTCATCAGACGCTTAGCAATCTGCTGACGAGAACCCGGATTGAATACCTCAACATCATCCTTTAACTGCTTGCCTGTCTTGTCGCTAACTCTTTGGGTGATGATGGGTGGGAAGATGATTTGGAGTTCATGTTCTATCTCGCAAAGCCTACGCTCCCAGTCACCTACCAAACCCATAGCCTTAGCTACGTCTAACCTAAACCCACGCTTCTCTTGGCCTGTTACAATCCACTGAACCTTGTGCTCAAGTTCGACTGACTGCTCAGAGAAGTCACGTAGTTCCTTCTTCAAATAATTGTACAACTCACCACAGATTGTTACATCTTCCTTACAGTACTCAATCATCTCAGGAGTTAGGCCGCCCTCGAAATCTTCGTACTCCTTCTTGGTTCGGCTTACGAGCCTTGCTAGATTTGCTAGGCTGTGTCCCCCGTCCCTTGTAGGGTTTGACAGTCTTGACATAACCAGTGTGTCCCGAACTTGATTCATCTGAATCGTAGTCCTCCAGACCTTGTTCAATACTGGAAAGTCGAAGCTGATCCCGTTGTGTCCTACTATCAACGTGGCTTTCTTGATAAACTCTTGAAAGCTTTGTGACTCTGTCCATACCATCACTTCCTTAGTGTCAAGATTATAAGTACAGCAACACCAAATAGTGTCGTGCCTAAGATTAGTTTCAATATCAAGTGCGATTCTCATCCTAATATTATATCACAGTTCTTTGTCTTCGTGTGTCTCAGTCATGCGTCCAGTGATACGATCATAGTACAATGCACAGGCAGGACCAGTCAACCCACTGAATCGATTCTTCAGAACCCTGACTCGTGTGGTGTGCCGCTCCTTCAGATCCTCTGACTGACCATTGCGCTCAAGACCTAGCACCATGTCAGACAACTGACCTATCGAGCCAGACCCACGCAAGGCAGACAGTGACGTAGCTGCGCCTTCCTCGTGACCCTTACCATCAGGACGCTTGAGATGTGACACGCAGAACAGAGCAATGCCTGTACTCTGGACAATCATCCTAAGCTTGGTCATGATCTCGTCTAAGGCTTTTCGTTCATCACCATTGTCTTGTGCAGATACCACGATACTAACGTGATCAAGGAAAATATACTTGCAATCAAGAGCCTTAGCCATGAAACGAACTCTGTTGATAATGTTGTCGATTGCAGTAGAGCCAAAGTGATCAAAAAGGAAGACACGACCAGTACCCAATGTAGCGTCAAAAGCACTTCGTAGTTCTTCATTCGTAGCCTCAGTGTCAGGTAGGTGCAATGGTTTGTTAGCCGCCAAGCTCATGATACTCTTGGCAGTACGCTTCACAGATTCCTCAAGGAACAGCAGACCAATGTTCTCCTCGTTGCTGTTGTTCAGAATGTGATACACAATCTCACGCAGGAACTGTGACTTACCTAGTCCTGAACCTGCAGTGATCGTGATCAACTCACCCTCTCGAACCCCATAGGTCAGGTCATTAAGACCAGAGAATGGATACTGAACCTTAGCCAACTCGACAGGCTGATTGACTACATCCCACAACCCAGCGCCATCGATGATACCATCAGGCGTGAACCTCTCAGCCTGCCACCATGCATCTATGAACGCTTTGCCTTCGCCTTGTCCGTTGTATTCGCAGGCATCCTTAAGGTCTTTGGTTCCTTTAAATATCTTGGCTTTAGTTCCAAGGATTTCAGCAACCTGCTCAGAAGCAGTTCGGCCTGCGTCATCACTGTCAAAACATAGGACAATGTTCTCGAAGGAGTCGAGCCATTCGTAGTTCGCCTTGATATCCTGTACTGCATTACCTGCACCATTCCTAACAGAAACCACAGGGTACTTAGAACCCAGCATCTGATACGCCGCCGCAGCGTCAAACTCTCCCTCGCAAATAGTGACATACTTACCCCCTTTGTTAAATAACTGCTGCCCAAAGAGAGCACCTTGTTGCCACGAACCCTCGATGCTAAAGCGTTTATCATCAGTGTTGCGTTTCTTGTACGCAACTAATGTGTCCCCACTGTAGTAGGGAAAGTAATAGAAGTTATCCTTCACCCCTATGCCATAGGTCTGGCAGGTCTCACGAGTTAGTCCTCGATCAACCACAGAGCCATAGGTCAGGTCATGTACATTAGTCATCTTAGATTGAACCTTAGTTAGGTTTGGTTTCATATCGCCTTTGGTTACTCTCTTCTCACCACACTTGAAGCACAGGCTACCCCAGTCATAGTAGGTAAGTGCGTCACTACTACCACAGTCAGGGCATGGTTGATGTGCCTTGAGTTGTTCAGCCATTAGTCTTCTCCTGATATGGACGAACAAACCACAGAGGGCAGGCAGTGACAGTGCAATGCTTCACCTCGTCTGTTGCTCCATGACAGCAGTCATAACACTTGGCATTGATGCTCTTGCGTAGGCTCTCAGGATCTTCACGCCAGTGGTCAATGGGTGTCTTGTGTTTATACCCAGACTTCTTGGCAGCGTTGGCCTTCGCTAAATTAATCATCAGTTTCTCTTGCAATTTGAACTCCAAATAGATAGTTATCTATGGTTAGGTATCAGGATAATCAGGGACAGCACATGAAATGCAAGCCAAGGTGCAATTCAGAATGCCACATCGCCTAATTGACTGAAGTTATTAACCCTCTTATCCAACTCCTTGCGTTGCTCTAGCAGGACAGCCACATCCTTGATGACTTGTTGTGTCCCTAGTAATTCTACATAGTCTGCCACATCGTTGAGACAGAACCAGTAGTGTGCTTCTTCTTGAATCTGTTGTTGCTCTTCAGAGTTCATACTAAGTATCCTTATTAAGATAATAATAATATTAAAGAGTTCTTTAAACTACATAGTAGATATTATAGCATACTTAAATATCCACGTCAAGACTATGATCCACACACCTATCGCTATAATCATCATCATCATGTCTACAATCTTCTTCCTCAAGATCACTCCTGTCTAAAGTTATAACATCATCTCTTATTGTAGCATAACAATTGTTACATAAGTCTAAATACTCTTCAGTCTTTAGGGTCTTTCGAGTAGCCTCGAAGTCTGTCAGTGCTGCGTTGCAGCTAAGGCATCTCATACTACAACCCACTTTCTATTGTCCCAATCAAAGGTAAACAGTTCTCCAGTAGAAGTGATACCATATAAGTTATTGTTCCTGTCAAAAGCAATTGACATAAACTTAGTACAGTCTGCAATTATTATACCTTCATCCTTTGGTGCTTCCTCAACTACCTTCTTAGTCCTCGCCATACCAGTCTCTCCGTTCTTTAAGTACATCAAGCAGTCTTAGTTTATTCTCGTCATCCATGACTGACCAGTTCTCAATCTCCATGCGTGTTCGAAGACAACCTACACACAAGCCAATGTCATATTCTATCTGGCACACATCGATGCAAGGACTATTTACGGTCATCTTCAAACCTCGCAAGTTCTTCTTCAAGTCTCTGGATTCTAGCACGAAGCATGAAGTTCTCACGCTCAAGCTCAGAGATATCGTTCATGTACTGGTCTACTAACTGCACCTCGTAAGGCACACCAGAAACCCTGTGAACATGAAGGTCTTTATCATTCATCGTCATTCTCCTCAGCGATTCCATACAATACAGCAAAGATAATAACACAGGCCATAATAATAAGAAAGTTTATCATTTCATAGCCGCCATTGTCAAGCCAATATTTCCGATAGAATAACCTATAAACGCTATGCCTAAGCCAGTGTTACCTTTGATAAGTAAGTCAACACTGACCAGTGCATACACCACACCTATGATTGCGATAAGCCATGCCGACATTATTTCTTATCCTTCTCGTGTAACTCCTTAGCCTTGACATACACACTTGCCCAGTGTAAGCCAATGACATAATCGAGTTTACCAACAACACCCCAAGCCTGCTCCTTGATAGCAGTCTCTCGCATACCAATCATCTTGGCAAGGATAAATACCTCAGCATGATCTTGGTTCTCGATAACCTCTTCGAGTTCTGCGATGCGAGTCTTCATCCACTCCATCTCATCTTTATAGTTCTCGTAATAAACCCAGTCTTCCTTGTCTATCGTAGACATACGCTTCTCCTTGTGTTTACCTGCACCACTACGCTGCGAATACTTCGCTACAAAGTTGCGCTGCTTCATCACATTCTACCCTTGCCTGTGTTTCAATCCAGACATGAGCGCCACATGACAGAGGCTTGTCAGGACTGTAAACGATTTCCGAATCACCATGTATCTTCACACGATGAGCATACATATTACTCTTATAAGTCTTAACTGTCAAGACAGGTAAGTTATCACCAGTCTTGCGGTTATGCTTGATGTTGTGCTGATTTACATGGATGATTGTTTTCATAATGTCCCTGCCTGTACAATAAAGATCTCAGGAATAAAGTCTATCATACTCTTGAGTTTTGTCAAGGAAGTCTTAGGCGAAACGCTATCGCCTTCCTCGTCAGTACCCAAGACAAGTGCCTTGCCGCACAAAGGTGTAGGGAAACCATCAACCATGAAGAACTGCTTGTCTTCCTTGTACAGTCCTTCGTCATCGATATAGATAGTATCAACAAATCCTTTGAATCCTACACAGTCAAAGGTACGACAGTCAATAAGTTTATATATATCTTCATAGTTCCCTGAGTATTCTACCTCAGTGACTGTGGTTTCATATGGGTCGATCAGGTATGCTTTCATGCTATCTCCTTAGATAACTATCTAAAATCCAATACGCTTGAGTTGGTCTCTGAGTTTGATCTGTGCAGGCGTGTGCTCGACAGGAAACCATTGGTCAGCAATCTGAACCTGCACAATATCATGAGCATAGACAGAGCCAGTCTCTGTGAACTCACCATACACAGTGGCTAGGCGAGTGTTGCCTTTCATATTGTCAGCAATCTCTGCCTCCCACCCGTTTAACAACTTGACTCTACTACCACGTTTTAGGTCGTTAGTCTTCATATATTTCACATACCTTTTTATATGCGTGTATTAAGTTACCTTCGTTATCATAGATCTCATTAAGACGAAGGAGCCAGTCTGTAACAGCAGTAATATGGTGCTTGTCTGGATTGTCAATGAGCCACAATAACTCATGATGGATCAATGTCTCAAGCATTACTTTCCTGTCTGTCACGCAAACGGTTGTATCTTTTTGCATTGATAAATTACTCCTTGATATTGAGATGATATCCAATCATCAGTTGTTTCGTCCATATATTTGACAAACTCTGCCTCTTCCATGTCAACTATCTTATAGTCTCCGTAGATTGTAGCATATGGTTTACCATAATCATCTTCTTCATAGATAATACAGTTGTCTCCAATCAATACTTTCATGCAATCTCCTTGGCCTGAAACAAGTCATCACACCGAACCTTCATGACAGCATCCCGTAGTGAACGATAGGCAACACGAATGTCAATCTCAGAATGCTCCGTCCAACCACCTGACTCGATCTCTGCGATTAAGTCTTGCATATGATACAACATATCTTTTGTGTCCATCATGATTAACCTTTCATCTGAATGAGTTTAATAACCTTAGCCTTTGACTTACCGTGATATGGATACGCAATCACAGGAGTCATCTTATCCCAACATTGCCTACAAGTCAAGCACTTTCCATCCTGTTTATATGCAGGACACACATACGCCTCAGTCTTATGGTCTCTATCGGGTATGATGGTGCTAGAATTTAGATAAGTATCTAAAATAGATCCATCCACCTCATCGCTAGATGCCCTGACTGTAACATTAGGCAAGTCCTGCATAGCCCTAAGCATAGCCTGAAACTTAGGAAACTTATACATCCTAGTAGGCAGCCAGTGCCTACAATTAGGGGTGCGATTCATGACAGTGTAAATCTTTTCTGCCAATTGGATATGAAACATATCGCCAGAGTCGAACCATCTGAAGAATTTCTGCTTAGATAGGGACGAAACCATGCGATCTACCCAGTCTGAATTGCGCCAGTCTTGCAAATTAAACTCTCGCACTGCCTTAACATTGGGCATATGATACATACCCTGCCTAGCATAGCACACTTTGCAAGCAGGGACTGCTTCACCCGTGGAATCTTTAGACCCCGGACAAGTGTCCCAAGCCTGAAGACTCCACGAATAACACCCTAACTTGGATGTTCTTGATAACATTTAGACCGCTCCGTTTTGTGTATGGATCAGATGATCAGCACATACGAACCGCACTGACCAGTTCTTGACACGAAACACTTGACCATCAGATGCACGCTGAACCTTAGCATACAATGGGTTAGTGGACAATACCTTACCATTAATTTTCTCACCCTTACGGTACACAGTGAGGAACCTACCACCACGATTCTTAAGAACACGATTAAATCTGAGGGAAATACGGACTAGGTGTAACATTTAAAATCTCCTTAGATAGTTATCTAAAACATTAAACATAAACAACAACCACAACACAATACTACCACAAAACACCAAATTGTCAAGCATTAAAAAAAGGGAGAGGGGATTTCTCCCCACCTCCTTAGATCGTCGCAGGCTCTAACTGCTCTTCGACAACCTCGTTAGCGATCACCATGAGCCGCTCTGCGAGATCGAATCGTCCGTGGTGGTGCAGATGCTGGGCTATCCGATCCAATTCTGCAGAGATATCGCCTAGGCTTAGCAGAGTCTCTGTCGTTACCGATTCGTCCTCTGGCGCTTCGTCTTCTGGCTTATCCTTTTTATTCAGGTCTCTAGCGTATTTTGCAAGCAATTGAACCGATTTGGTGGTGTAATCGTAAAGGGCTGTCCGCTTTTCCGATTCTTTCCAATTCTTGAGAATCGCTTTAACCCTTGACTTGTAATTCTTCGCCTCTTTTTCCTCTTCACCCTGATTGATCCTGTAATTTAGATAACTATCTAAAAACTCATTCATTTGATCATCCGAAGAAATACTAATGAGACAATCCTTAATTAATGCCACCGCTTTAGTACCTGCCGAGGTTTCCACCTTGGCTAGATCTTTCCCTGCGTTTTCGAAATTCATGGTCAAACCTCCGATTAGTTAGTGAATGAATAGATAACTATCTATCCATGTGTGAATCTTAGCACGTTTTCCCAGTCTGTCTACCTAGGGATAACCCTAATGTATTTTTATACAGTACCCCTCTGTTGTTTTTTAGAGACACTCTGTAGGGTGCATCATAGACTCTTTCTATCGCCTGCTCAGACTCGATAGTCTCTGCCTATTGGCACGATTCTTGCCTAGCAAGTCCCATACCTGACTAGTCTGTGTGGTCTTTTGTGGTATAAAAGAGACACG